CAAGTCAATCTCGCGAACTTCGGGGCGAAGAGACTCAAGGCCGCGCGTGCCGAGCCGCAGTCTGTAATGGCCGAAGCCTTGCTCGATCAGGCGCGAGAGGTATTCGGCGGCTTGGGTGACGGTGGTCATTTTCTGGCCCGCTCAACTACGTTTAATGGTATCCGTCATGGCGCGTAGCCAAGCCGTTTTTCGTACTCCGCAAACGATACGACCTTTATCTTGCCTTCGCGGTGGTACGATCCCAGCCATGCAATTGTCTTGTTCAGCTCTGTTTGGTCAGGGGATACTGCGCCGCCAAGGTGGCCTAAAATGAATAAGTCCAATCCAAGCGCAATAGCTAGATCAACTTTTGTCTTTATACCTGCATCAGTTCCGGCGTCACCAATAGTGACCGTTGCGGACATAAACAACGGATTGGCAACGCCAGTAAGCTGATCAATAAACAGCGTCGATCCTGACACTACTGTACGCGCAGTCTTGAATCCAGCCTGCGTCAGCCAGCCAATAGAATTGTTGTTTGTTTCCCCAAGCGGGTAGGCGAAGTGCGCCCAGCCTTCGGAGAAGCCGTTTGCATCAATCCATGCTTTCTGAAGGGAAAATTGGTCAAGATACTCCTGCCCGGTAAACGCCGTCCCAAAGCTGACAGCAACGCTTGTTGCGTTTATGGATGTAATTGAATTGACTTTCTTGTACTCGTTCGCCGTGTATGCTGGTGACGCGGACGCCGTAGGCCCAATAATGACTTCTGTTATCGCATTTCCGTCTGCGTTTTCGCCTACAATCGTGTACCCATTAGTCCCTTCATTCCCTGAAAGGATTTGTGCAGTAATGATCCTGGCCGGGCTCAGCGTAGCCGTTCCCGCACTCGCTAGCGTCCCGTCAATACTGAATGTCGCGCCAGCTCCGACAGACTGCGCTGTCGTAATCCCTGTTTTTGTGTGGTTGATTGCCCCCATGTTGTCTACGTTGCCGTAGAGGCCAATACTCCACCCGTTGGCGTACAGCTCTTTATATTTGTCTAGCGTGATGCGGTCGCTCACTCCGACAGATGACGGCATGGCATACACATTTCCGACGATCCCGTTTGCTTTCATGGCTGGGTACGCCCAGTCATAGACTTTGTTGTAACCGGAATCGAAGCCTACACACACCATAGGCACTTTTGCTGCGCCGCCGACATACGCCGGACCAATGTCGACTGTATTCACCATCGCAAATGAGGGGTTTGTGACGCTGAATTGTAGGTAATTCCAGGTCGTTGTAGCTGTCGCGCCTCCGGACATGATGCAGTCAGAAATTCGGAAAGACATCGCATTAACGCCTGGGTGCCACGTCTGGTAGCCCACGATGTAGGCTTTTATTGTAATGCCGGCGTCGTTTGCCAGCGTGATGCGTACATTTCGCGTGCTTGACGGGTCAAGCACATTAACAAGCACTGTGATAATGTCTTTGGTGCCAAGCAAAATAGGCTGTATCGTCCGCGTTGCAAGCACGTATCCAGACGATGCGTTATTTGAGGATATTCTTGCCGCGAATCCTGGAACCGGGGATTGCACCATTACAGACGCGCCAGGCCCTGATTTTGTCCAGACTCCCGTATATTCTGCCCCGGATATTTGCGCGCGCGGCATAAACCCCTCCTGACCAATGCCAATCGCCGCAAGCTCTGCGGAGAGGTTGTCGCCAGTTTGCTCTGGCTGTAATAGTTGAAGCAGAGCATGCTCTTTCTGGTGTTTGTCGAGATTGATTAATGCCATCGTTGTTTCCTTAGATGTACCCGTTACAAGCAACCACTTTCGGCGCCTTGTCTCGATAATTACGAAGCGTCATAGCGCTCTTTTTCTCGCCGAACGACTGCGTAAAGCGCGCCTCATATTTCGCCGCCGCGCCAGGATCGTATCCGTCCGAGTCTGGGATCAGGTAGCAAAGCGACACAGCCTCGTCAATCATTCGGTCGTGATGCCGCGCGCTAATCTCTGGCTCGTCGTCGTCATCAACCATGTCGTTTAGAGGAAGGCGATAACAGTGCAGCGTCAGCGTATCGTCTCGCGCAGGAAGTCGATCAAAAACAAGGTGAGTGTCCGTTAGCGTCCAGCCAGTTACATCAACGCCAGGGCTCAATGCTGCTTCGATGCCGATCACGTCAATCACACGGTCATCAAGCGCATAGCGTTTCGTCGCAGTGTCGATGTCTATCTGTGTGACCGCGCTTGAGTCATCGTCGATCAGCAGCGCACGGACGCACGCCTCCCGCTCTGCCTCGTTGATGTTGCGGTCAATGTCCTCGTCTGCCCAAAGCGGAGGCGTCCCGTTGTCGTTCAGACGCTTCCTTGTGAGGGCGCGAAGCTCAGACAGATTCATTCAACTTCTTCCATGCAGAATCAAGCTCTGCGGCAGTGACTGGTCCGCCGATAACCTTGGCCAACTTGCGTCGATCCGGGGTGCCGGCAGCGGTAAAATCCCCCTCTTCCTCCCGCTCAATCATCTGTTTGATGCCGTCCTCGACGATTTCTTCATGAGACTTCCCTTGGCTGTTTTCCGGCGCGGATACAAACTCTTCCGGGTCAGCATCATCAGGCACTGCGCCTGCAGCAAACGCAGCCTGAACCAGCATCTGCGGAACCTCGCCGCCATCTAGCCCGAGAGACATGCAGTGCCCTGATCCGTTTTTCGTGCCGAAACTTATCCGGGCAGCAGTTGGAGACTTCAATCGCATGTTCAAATCCTAGAAATGAAAACAGGGGATTTCTCCCCCGTCTTTGTTGATGCCGATTAGACCTCGTAGGTCGTGGTGGCGTTGCCGAGCTGCGCGTAATGGATGACCACTCGAAGCGCCCCGGTCGTTGGAGTGCCGCCGCCGCTGTTCCACTTGACCGTCAGAGATCCCCCCGTATGCGAGAATCCGGTCGGAACAAGAGGCACGTTCGCGGCCAAAGCCCGGATGTTGCCGTCGTTCAGGTAGCGGTTCTGGCTGGCCGCGTCGCCAACGTCGAGCGTGTCAGTGCTGGTCGAATTCCATGCCTCAGTGGTGTAGGCATGGCTGCCAGACAGGACGACCGCCCCAGGCGGAAGGTCAATAGCCGCCGTGTCAGTTCCGGCCACAAGATCAGCGAACCGAATCTCGACGATCTTGCATGCGGTCTTGTGAACCCCTGCGTTTTTGGTGATTGCCATAGTATTTTCTCCTTGGCCTGATTAGAGGTAGTAGTCGAGACAGATAGTGCCGAAATCCTGCACGGTGTCACCGTCAAGGCGAGACATGAAGCGCGGCTTGATCACGCCGTTGTACTGCGCAATCGTGATAACGTTCTTCGCGTCGTCGTCCGTCTTGCCCTCGTACCATTCGCCGGTATTCCACAAGTCGGCACAGGCCAAAGCTTGCTGGCCGAGGATCAGAGAGCGAGTACCGTCAATCGCGCTTCCTGCGCCCCATTTCGAGCCAGAAGCGGCGCCAGACGTGTTGTAGACGTTGTTCGAGATGTGGAACAGGATTCCATCGACCGTAAAGCCAGCGGCGCCGGTGAATACCGGGTTCTTCATCCCGCGATCCCCTGCGTTGATCAGCGCGTCTCGGAAGTCGGCGTCCTTCTTGTACCGGGCAAACGTCTTCGGATGAACGACGTGGACATAAACGTCCATGCCGTTGACCTTCAGAGGCTTGATCCCCCGCGTGCGCGCTTCTGCGCAAATATCCACAAGGGCGCCGTACTTCGGCACGTAGGTAGAGGCAATCGCGCCAGTGTTGCCGGCGATGATGTTGGTTCCGTCATACGTGAAGTGGCGATTGCTGGTAGGAGATGCAGCAACATCGGCAGCGAATTCGAGCTGAGTCAGCGGGTCTTCTGCGCCAGACGAGCGAGCCGAACCGTCAGTGTTGTAGGCGTAGCTGATATTGCTGGCCGTCAAAAACTTCAGCTCGTCATTGACTTGTACCTGCCAATCGGCAAGGCTGTCCTTGGCTTCGGTGCGGAAGTTGAGCACAGAGCGCTGGTCATCAACGCGGCCCTTGCTGGACACCGATTTGCGGAGTTGGTCGGTATGAATCTCGATCCAGTACGTTTCCAGCGCTTCGCGGCGGCCGTCGATGTCGTTGTCGCCAACAATGCCGGAAGTGCGCATATTGGCTTTCAGGCCAATCATGGCCCGGTCGCCCTTTTCAGTGCGCTTCAGTTCGGTGACGCGCTGAACGATGTTGTTTGCGCCTTCTCCGGTGAATTTTTCCCAAAAGGAATTATCCCGGTAGGCCTTGATTGATTCGCGCACCCACGCGCGCTTAAACTCGGTTTGGCCTGCGCCAAAAGCGGTATATGCCATGATGTTGACCTCGTAAGTTGTCGATTTCTCGTTGGCTTACGGGCCAACAACCGAACACCGATTCCGCTTGGTGATCTAGCTGAGTCGCGTTTTTCGTGTCGCGCAACGGCCTGGATTTCCGCCCTGGCAAGGGCTAGATAATGATGTGTTGCTTTTTTGCTACAAGTGTTTCGTTTGTACCACACAAAACCATGTTATGCAAGCAGTCGCATACGCTCTTTAACGTCCGCTTTCTCATATGCGTCCTGATTGTCGAGAATGCTTTTATCTGCCGGCATTGCGCGATTGCCGACGCCAGCATCACCACGAGCAGGCTGCGCTGCTGCAGACTTTGCTGCCTCGACCAGCGCGAGATTCCGTCGCTCGTCTTTCGTGTTGATTGGTTGATTTTCTTCGCCGCGCGCCTTTGCAATAACACCTGCGGCTTTCACAAGCGCTGCAGAAAGCGACTGCCCGTTGCGAAAATACCAATCACGCAAGGCGATTACCTCAGCGATGGCTTCTGGATCACCATCGCCGCTCACACTGTCCAGCCACGGGTACTTTTCGACAAGCTTTGACGCCTCGGCCTGAGCCTCAGCTTCTTGTTGTTGCGCAGCCTTTTTTGCAGACTCCACTTCCCGGACTCGCTCGCGCTCGGCAATTCTGGCTTCGGCCCTGGCTTCTGCACGCCTGTCGCGCTCTGCCTCGATCTGATCTTCGATTTTGTCGATTTCGTCCTGATCAGAATCAGGATCAAGGCGATAGTCGAACAGCCGCTGCTTCAGTTCGCGCAAATCAACAGCATCAGTCGGCTTCTCTTCCTGTTTCTGCTGACGCAGCGCCTGTAGTTCCGCCTCAAGACGCGCCGCACGCTCTTGCTCTGCCTTCCATTGCGAATGAATCTCGTCAAAGCGGGCGCGAGGGATAACAGGGTCGCGCTTGGTGGCGGGCTTCTCCTCTTCTGGCTTTACTTCTTCATTTTCTGCCTGCTCGTCAGTTTGTTCGTCGTCGTCGGCGGCATCTTGAACAAGCTCCTGATCTTCGTCTTCAGTGCCTTCTAGCAAATCAAGATCTGGCTCTGCGTTAATGTCAAACTCGTCCGTCATGCAAACTCTCCTGTTTCAATGCCTTCGTTCATTCCTACTGCTGGATTTGTTGGCGTCAGCGGGTTTGTATTTTCCTGCATCGGCACAGACTCAATACCAGCAGGCATGTTTGGAATTGCTGGCGCGGCGTCAGCGTCTTGGAATCCTGCGCTGGCCAGCATTTGATCAGCGACCGGAGCAATGCTCGGCTGCATAGCAATTTGATTCGCTGCGGAAGTAGCCGAGAACATGCCTTCGACCGATTTATTAACCGCCTCTGCGTCAGTCTTGCGCGTCTGCGCCTGCATTAGAGCCTTCTTAGCTTCTGCTAGCGGGTCTTGCGGAGCTGAAGCATTCTGCATTTGCTCGATAATCTCAGCTTTGTCGCTCAGGTTGCTCTTGCGAACAACCGACGTTTCCGGTATCCCTATGCCGTTTTTCCGCATTTCCATCGCTTGTGTGAATTGCGAGTTCTCGAACGTCACCTGCATCGGCTGCTCTGTTACGACCGTTTCATACTCACCACTTGTCATATCGTTGAGATACAAGCCGCTGGCGGGATCGAACTGATTTATGGTCAGAGCGCTTTCTATTTCCTTTCCAGTTGTCGGGTCTGTGTCAGTGATCCTGAACACCCTCTCGGCTTTGTAATACTTGCCAATGCCGTAATTAAACCAATCGGCCAACAAGTTTCTTGTTCTTGCTAGGTTGTCGAGAGGAACCGCTAGCTGCTGCTGCGCTGCGCTTTGGCGCGACTGAATAGCAATCCCTGGCTCGGCGCCTTCTCCGATCCCTCTCATTGCCGGAGGGACTGTTACCTCGCCGATTGAAATTGACGCAATCTCGATCAGTTTATCAATCCCGTGCGGCATGGAATTCGACTGAATCTTTAATAGTGGAGGAGTGCCCGTCTTCCTCTCAAGTACGAGCCCGGTTTGTGCGCCATTCTCTTGTAGCTGCTCGGCGCTCATGTTCGTGAGCTGCCCTTGCTCCATCTGCCAGCCAGAATTGGCGGTGGTGTTGATGATATGCACCGCCTGGCTGACGCCCTTGTCTAGCACTCGCTGAGGGCCAACTGCGTTATCAACCATTCCCCTGGTCTGGCCGCGACGGAAATAAGGGAAGTACGGAATCTTTGTGAATCGGTCATACGGCGACCAGTCGTCATGCAGCGTCGTGTCTTTCGTCGAGACGCTCCAACGTACACGCTTCATGCGCTTTTTCGTGATGACCGCCCCGGATTGGCGAATCTGCTCCAGCGCCTCGTCAGACTCGTCGCCGTTCAGTTGCCGAATATCGCCACCCGGAAACATTGCCACGTCCATTACTGAACGAACCCACCTCTGCCGGTCAATAATTCTCAGCCGTCGAGCGCTGCCGAATAGGTATTCGCCACCAGTCGCCGACCCAAAAGCGAATTTCGCACGCGGCTCTCCGCCCTCTATATCGCCCTGTTCTCCGTAGTCGTCATCTCCGCCAGACAGTCCTGCTGATTCAGCGGCTTTACGCGCCTTCTTCCCGTAATCCCCTTCTATCTCATCTAGCGTCAGCCAGCGAAGCCACAGCACATCGCCCCACGTCTTTGGGTCGTATCCCTTGGCGTCTGGATCGGGGATAACGTCCATCGGGTCATCAACATTGACGCGAAGCTCGCCGTATTCCGAGTCGTCGAAATCCATGCGCACGTCGAAATACCCGCGCTGCTGGATCATGCCGTCGCAGAACACTTCAGTTTCTTGCCAGTGCAGCTTGTTGTTATTGGCGATCTGCATCACTACTTTGCTGCGAGACTCGGCAAGCTCTTTCGTCGCTTCGCCAGACCTTGGCCGGAATGAAATATCCATCCGGTTCGAGATTTGATAGCCGAACGCAGAATTTAGCGCGGGCATAATCTGATTGATC